TTCCTGTAGTACTTGTTACAACAATATCACCAGCATTGTAGACAACACCTACATCTGTACCAACATTAACTTCAGCGCCTGCTTCAATACCCAATAATTTACTTTGCTCTGCATCACTGAACTCATTAGTGTCAGCATTAGCTTCATAAGCAATCTTGATTTCACTATTAGTCTGATCAGCAGTAGCGTTAGCTTCAATATTAGAAAGCTTAGTCTGTTCAGAATCGCTGAACTCATTAGTATCAGCGTTAGCTTCATAAGCAATCTTGATTTCACTATCAGTCTGATCAGAAGTTGCGTTAGACTCAATGTTGTTCAGCTTAGTTACCAGTACCGGAAGACCATCTACGTTAGCAATAGCGTGGTTGTGGCTGTCGTCTTCAACTTCAACAGTAAGTGTTGCATTCCCAAGATCAGTAAAAGTAGCAACACCTGAAACGTCTCCGTCAAGTGTTAATATTGGGTCAGGTAAATTCGTAAAGTTAGGGAAGTCTAGGTAATAGGTTCCCTCTTGAGCATCAAGTAAATCCGCGTCAAGTCCGTTGCCAGCACCAACATCAGCCAGTGCAGCACTTCCTAAATCATCTGTAGTCAGTGTTTTAATTTCCCAAACAGCAGCGCCAACTGTAGCGTCAAGACACAACCAAACTTCTGTGCTTGAATTGTTAAGCCACTTAGACAGTACAGAGTAACCCTCAGATGAGTCGTTATTAACTGTAGGGTCGCCGGTTGCAGTCAGATTATTTAAAACCCTAAAAGCATACTGGCTGTGTGGATCAGCAGCATCTAGGTGAGCTTGCAGGCCACCATCTAGAACTAAACTCTGTGCAGATCTTGACTTCGTAACACCATCTTGCACAAGTGGTATAATTTCTGTACCATCTAGTGGATCAGCTCCCGGTAGTTCACTGATCCGAACTTCACCTAATGTTGCCATTTTTATTTCCTCGTTTAATTTACTTAAAATTATAGCGGCACCGGAGTGCCGTTATTCTATTCGTTGTCTTGTTATAACATTACCCGCCGGGGCCGACTGCGACACCAAAGACGGTGCTCGTATTGCTTGTGGGACTCCATACCTGCTGATTACCGTCTGAATCTATTTTCCTGACGGTGCTGTCAAAACTTCCGCTGTACACATTACCAGAGGAGTCAACTGCAACGGCGTAAGCAGTGCTTGTGTACCCAGTGAAGCTCCACACCTGTGCGCCACTTGAATCTATCTTTCTGACGGTGCTGTCAAAACTTCCGCTGTACACATTACCAGAGGAGTCAACTGCAATCCCCCCGACGGTGCTTGTGTGCCCAGTGAAGCTCCACACCTGTGCGCCACTTGAATCTATCTTTCTGACTGTGTCGTCTTGACTAGCACTGTACACATTACCAGAGGAGTCAACTGCAACGGCGTAAACAGTGCCTGTGTGCCCAGCGAAACTCCAGACCTGATTACCGTCAGAATCTATCTTTCTGACTGTGTCGTCTTGACTAGCACTGTACACATTACCAGAGGAGTCAACTGCAACGGCGTAAACAGTTCTTGTGTGCCCGGTGAAACTCCAGACCTGATTACCGTCAGAATCTATCTTTCTGACTGTGTCGTCTTGACTAGCACTGTACACATTACCAGAGGAGTCAACTGCAATCCCCCAGACGGATTCTGTATGACCTGTAAAACTCCACACCTGATTACCGTCAGAATCTATCTTTCTGACTGTGTCGTCTTGACTAGCACTGTACACATTACCAGAGGAGTCAACTGCAACAGCAAGCACCGCGTTTGTGTGCCCGGTGAAACTCCACACCTCAGTGCCGCTTGAGTTAATTTTATTGACTGTGGCGTCACTGCTACCGCTGAATACAAAAATCTCAACAGGATCTGGTGGGTTCAATCCACCGTACTCTGTTATTATTCTTTCATACTCTTCTGTTGTTATTTGTATTCCGTTGAGAACTATTCTCTCGTTCACCCCAATGTACGGTCTCAGGTAGACAATTTCTCTTACCTTCCCGTTGAAGTGTCCGTAAACATCCCCTACGTTAGTTGTAAAACTTCCTCCAATTCTCATATCAAAGTATCTGATATTTGTTTGACCAAACGGCCCTGTAATGGCTGCGAACCTATTTTCATTATCTATAGCGAAGTAAACACCTTCTGGTGTATAAGAAATATTTGCTACAATTGAACTTGATGTTGCTTGTGTAATAAGAGCCTCGTAACTCTCTGAAACACCCCACTCAGTTCTTAATTTCCAATAAGTATCTTCTCTGAAGAGTACAATCTTAATGCCTTGGCCTTCAATAATAAAAGCAGCTTCAGTTTCAGTTCTGTTGTCATGAGTAAGAGCAATCCGAAAAGTACCTTGGCTGTCATTTACTTCAAGACCCCAAGTATGGGTAAGAACTTCATTAGGTCCATTTATACAAAGACCTAGAGGCTCTTGTGAAGACTCCTCGTAACCAAATCTTGGTTCATCAATATCTGCTGTTTGCTCGTCACCATTTTCATCAAAGTATGTGTCTGTGTATGGTCTTGTTAGCGTGAAAACTTGTTCAAAAGATTGCGCTGTTAGTGGTTCCGCAGTAGATCCTCCTGTGCCGAATACAAACTGTTCATAAGTCTGTGCTTCAAAGCTACCAGAAAATGTGATAGGATCTTGGAAAAGAACCCCAACACCCAGAGGTCTACCTAAAAATCTATTAGCAAGTGCTATTTCATCTAGACCGGGAAAGACTGCTTTTTCAGGATCGTTGTAATCTCTTCCAATACTTATTGTAATAGATGCAGCACCTTCTGCGTAATCTGGTGGAACTTCTTCTTGATAGTCAATAGTATCAACACCAAATAAAAGTCTAACACCATCATTAAATGAAGTTATGTTTGCTTTTGTTGTGTTTTTTATGACAGTTAGTCGCAAAAGTCTTCTGTACTCTGTGTCAGTTAACTCACGAATACCAAGTAGGCTATCTTTAACACCCTTCCAAGGACCAAAAGTTCTTTCAGTGTCTGCAACTTCCTTATAAGGTGATGCACCAGTAGCACCTTGGAAACCAAAGTATCTAATGATAACACTGTCAAATAGCTGCCTAGGTTGACCAAGAATACGACCTATTACATCTAGTTGTTCGCCTTCAGCAAAGTCTAGACTTCTTTTTTGAATAATGTCTTTTATTACTAGTTGAAGTTCAACACGACCTTGGATTAAAAGTTGTAGATACCTGTTAAAGATGTCTCGGTCTTTAAACTGAGTAGTCGTAAGCTCTGTAGCTTGCGCTAGATAATCGTTTTCTTGGAAAGGGGTTTCCTCTCCTTCATAAACTGCAATAGGTGTAGAGTCAATCATGCCAGAACAACCTCAATATTACCAATCTCTATTTTTGCTACTTGATCAAAGTTAATAACAATGTTAGAGGTTCCTGAAGGACTCACAGAGTCTCCAATGAACAGTGAATTTACCTCATGACCCGGAATTGAGTTAATAGGCGTGTACAATCTGGAGTAGACAACATCCTGACCTACTGTTGACTGAGACTTAATGTAATCAAACAAGGCAGACCTAAGCTGTTCTGCACCATTTGGTGGAAAGCTGCTATCGGTTTGTACTTCCAAACTTATATAAATATCTTGAAAAGTAGGTCTCTGGTAGTTAACTTCCTTTTGATTGTCAAAGATATCCGTGATAAGGTACGTACTATTCCCGAATGTTGTAATACCTGCGGGCCTGTTTGACCAAATAACTTCAGCAATCTCTGACTCAAGACCACCTCGAATAAGAACCATAAAAGCGTGTGGAGGAATTCCTTTGGCATCAACACTTGTTGTTAGATTTTCGTAGATGATAACATCACTAACACCAGATAAACCTCGTAGGTCAGAAGTAAGTGCTTCAAGAATGTTTGCACCTCTTACAAATTTAGACCCACTAAATCTGGTTCTTAGTTCTGAGTCTGTTTCTCTCAAAGATCCAGAACTGGCACTTTCAAACTGGTTGATTGAATTCCAACCAAAAACTGGTGTAGATATCGAGTCAATTGTCCCAGTGTTCTGTTCGATAGGGCCAGCCACTGTTGCTTGGGATGTAATCCCTTTGGTGATGGTAGAGAAGAATAACTCTCCTGAGACAGTATAGCTTGTTTGCGTAACAAGGTCGTCAGCAATAATATTTAAAACAGCACCTGTTACGGTTGCTGTGAGTACGCTACCATAGTTGTCGTTGACAATATCTTTTAGGCCATTCAGGATAGCAATATCGGTAGCACCAACACCAGAAGTGTAGGTAAGGTCTACAGAGTTTGTACCATCATTGTAGGTGATCGTGTAGTCTGTTGAGTCAATGACCGTCTGTATCTTAGTTGAGAAACCAACAACATTGTTTTGATCTAATACAACGTCTGTGGGAATCTCAAACCTGTTGTTTGTAAAGCTTGAACTTACCAGACTACCCCCAGAGATAGTTGTGGTGAAGGCACCTGTAAGTAGGAGTCTTGCTGTGGAGTTTGTTGCACTACGACGAACAATACCTGACAAAGCTACTAAGTTATCTAGTGCGATACCTGAAGCAGAGTTTGGGTCGAAAGAAGAGTATACTTGCTGGATTGTCTCCCACAAGTCTGCTTCAGACGGTGTTACAAGCCCAATCAATCTACCAACAGTAGATGCGTCACTTGTGTCTAGAACTTCGTCCTCTGTAACAAGATCACTAAATATAGCGGTAGCTTCTTTCCGTAAATCTTCTCGGATTTGGCTTAGTCGTTTTATTTCTAAACCTGTTGTTGTTAGTCCTGCCATTATATGCCTACCTCTAAGTTTTGTATTTCTACTGTCTGACCTGATTTATTGCTTACTGTGAAAGACAAATTATACGTTCTGTCTGGTGAGATTGATGACTCAAATTTTAGAATGTTCTTTACATCCTTGTCACCATCAATCAATTCTCTAAATATAAGATCAACGGAACCTTTAGACCTCCCCTTCCCAAAGATCTGTTGAAAGTAAGGTGTTCCGTGGTTGGTGTCTAGAAACCATTCACCTTTGAAAGTGAGTAGCTTTATCTTTAGTCTCTGTTTAAGACTGTCACCAACACCACCAGTAATCGGGGTTGAACCATTAACGAATATGGCGTCTTGGGTATCTTCATTTAATAATATATCCATAATGATTCCTTACAATGGTGGCCCGACTGTGCCGCCTTGTGGGTCAGTGTGGGTGTGTGTTTTTAAACTAATACCATCAGCAATAACATCCCCACCAACCACACTAAGGAGTGCGTTCACAGTAAGTGGTGCATTGATAATAGTTGCACTGGTTAACATTAGTGGTGAATCAATTGTTGTTGTAGTTGCGTTGACATTAACTGTGTCTGAGTTAATTATAAAGGAACCTGATGATTCTATTGTCAGGTTGTTACACTCGATAACACCGTTATTAAACTTAGCAAAGAAATCTTGGTCAGTCCTCATTTCAATGTCACCGTTCTCTTTTAAGCGAACCTCGTTCTCTGTATTCTCACCTATGTTGTTGGTGATAACCATATCTCT